TTTGTTGTCTTAAAAATGTAGAGTTTAATTGTTCTACTACAGAAGCCAAAGCTCTGTTAATTTGTCTTTGGTTATCCTCTGTGTATTCTTTTTTTGGTTCTGGTAATCTTACTACTATTTTTGCCATTATCTTCTTCCGTCTGGTTGCAGGTCAGCTTGAAACGTACCGAATCTCCAAGATTCACCTACACCCGTATTTTCTATTTTTAAATTTGCATATCGTCCTCTAGCTCTTGTATCTACTTTTGTAGTTGCAGATGTAATTGTAAAAGGACTTAATGTTGTAGCTGTTACATCTTCTGATGGATAATCAGAAACAGATATGGTTACTTGATTATTACCAGTCAATACTTTGAAGTTTGGTAAAAATCTACGCATAGCTAAAAAGTATTCTCCAATACCTTGGTCTGTTTGTAAAGCAAAATTGTATGATTGTATAAAAGATAATAAAGCTGTTGTGCTACCATCCGGGTTAACTTGGTCTGTACCTATTTCATGTTCAAAGAAAACACTTTGGCCTAATCCTGTTTCGCCTACAATTGCAGGAAAAGTTCCTGTTTCTGTGCTGTTGTAAGCTGTTGCGTATGGTTTAGGATAAACAAGAGAATCAATCCAAGTTGTTCTATTAAAATTAGTATTTGTATTATTATACCAGTTACCCATTTCACCTGGTGGTGCTTTTGCACCATAGTTATAAATTACTGATCTATCATTAAACGTAGCGCTTGATGATGGATACCACCATAACACTTCTGTAAACAAATTATTTATACCTGCACAAATTTGTTGACCCTTTGTTGTATCTATATTGTCGTAAACAAAATCTTCTACTGAACATGGTAATGAATTTACTGTACCATCAAAAGAAAAGAAACCATTGTTAGACATCCAATATGCAACACCATCTATTTCTACAGCTGCATTCTGTCCTATCAAACCACAGTTTGTACCTACTTGTTCAAAACCAAATGTAAAAGGTGCGCCTACAAATTTCATCGTGTATAAAGCATTGTCAGTCCATACAAGAATATTTTCTTTTGCAACTAACGCTCCAACGATCCGCGTTCCGTCTTGAAGTCTTTGTGAACCGGCTGTATTAGTTGCCTCAATAGTATATTCGTTAATACTTTCATCAGCAGAGAATCTAATAAACATATCGTCTTGTGTTTGAACATTACCAATTGTTACCTCTGTTCCAAAATGAATTAAGTGACGTGTTGTTGGTGAAATAAGTGTTACTCTAGTTGCAGTTGGATTATTTGTTGTTTCAAATCCAGATGTAGATGTAGACGCTCTATTACTTGTTGGACTAGCAACACCAGCATCCCATGTAAATGTTTTACCATTTAATATTGTAGCCACTAAAACTTCACCAAAAGAATTTAAAGACCAGAGACCAGGTTCAAGCGTAACAGCTGATGCAGTCACCGCTTCTCCAAAACCTGTAAAATCTGTAGCGTTAGTTACTGTAGAACCGTTTGCGTGTTCTACATCTGCTGTTCCACCTTGTGCTCTTGTTACTCCTGATATTGTATTTGTGCTTGTGTTGTTACCAGAGTAAGTCATTAGCTCGCTGTTAATTAATAAAGTTCCTGTTGCTGGTAATACAGATGAATCTGTTACAACAAAAGATGATGCGCCTGCAGCGATTACACCACTATTGTTAACTGTTGTTGTTCCAACACCTGTAATCGTACCACCGTAGTTACCAATACCAAAACCATAACCATAGTTTTGTGCAGCTGGACCAACAGGTTCATATGGTTTTAAAGTTATACTACCACCAGTAGCTACTGTACCGCTTGCAGCTGATCCCATTGTAATTGTAAAAGTTGTTGGCGTAGGAACTGTAATAACTTGAAACTTTTTATCTTCAAAGTCTGATGCAGAAAAACCTGTACCGCCTGGTAAAGTAACATTATCAAATAAAACTATATCACCTTCATTAATTCCATGCGCAGCTGAAGTTGTTATTGTAACTGTTGTTGTAGAGTTTGTTGAAAGTGTTGCACCAGTGATACTAGTTTTTAAAGGAGTAATATCAAATAGTTGTCCTTCAAAATAAACTAGTAAAAATTTATCTGTGCCTAAAGCTACATATCTATTTCCATCTAGATCTACAAACGCAAACTCTTTTCTAACTACACCTACAATTGTATCTGTAAGAAGTGATTGCCAACCACCAACTTTCTCTGGTAGTCCATATCTAAATCTAGTTAAGTCTGAATCTGTCCAACGACCGACAGCACCAACAGAAGTATCCTGTCTATCTATACCTGGCGCAAATTTAATTTGTTGAAGAGCCATATGTTAGCTCCTATGCTGTATTTGTTTTGAAAGCCCAACCTCTAGTGGCATCTACATAAACTAAAGTAATAGCTTGTCCATTTGTATTTAAAACTAAATTAGATGTTCCAGTATTTATAGGTTGACCATTTCTATCAATGGTTAAGTTATTAGATCCGAATGTACCTCTAGTATCAATAATAGTAATTTCATCACCTACTGCTGGAGATGCAGGTAAATCAATTTCTATTGGGTTAGCTGTTGTGTTAGCAAAAATTTGTGCACCAGCTACAGCTGCGTAGGGTGAGTTAGAATCAGTTATAGTTGCATAACCTTTTTCAATAATTTTTGTTACTGTATTTGTACCATCAGAAACACAAAGTAAAGTTGCTCCTGGAGGAACTGGTTGAGATGTACCACTAGCTGTTAAAACACTTAAAGTATTATTAGCAGTGCCTCTAACTGTTTCATCACTTATAATCCAAACTCTTTCAGATCCCGATGGCATTGTTAAAGTTCTAGCACCACCTAAAGTTCCGGATAGTTTTAAATAAAAGTTTTTACCGTTTGATGTTGCACCATCTGATAAAAGTAAAGTTACACTTGAACCAGCCATACTAATGTCTTGATAACCACTAGCGCTTTGTTCTAAAATTTGTAAGTTAGTATTTGTGATAGTACCCCAAAGACCAGCTTTTTCTCCTGTTGCTACTATCTCTAATTTTAAATCTGATGAAAATGTTGATGCCATAATTTTAACTTGGATCTATTGGTGTCCAAACCATGTTTGCTCCTGGAACTATTTCGTTCCATGTTATTATACCTGGCTCTTTTGTATTTACCGTTAGTGGTACCCCACTAGGGCTTACAAGTGCCGTTCCTGTTACTGTAACATTTCCGGTCGCTAACGTCAATGCATTTGCTGTAGGAGAAGCAGTAGCATCTGCTGTAACGGTAACAGTTCCAACACCTAATGTTAAAGGGTTAGCTGTAACACTTATATTAGCTTGACCTGTAATACTTAAAGTACCAAGACCTAAAGTTAATGGATTAGCAGTTGCATCTTCTGTAACAGCGTCTGCTATTACACCTACACTACCAATAGTAATAGTTAATTGGTTAGCTGATACACTTACAGTAACGCTATTATCAGGTCCTGATGTAGCGAAAGGTAATGCTGCTATTGCGTCAAATCCTAAACTCATAAATAATCCTTAAAAGGAGACAGTGAGGTATGTGGTGGATTCACTGTCCCCATCTAAAGACTATATCACTTTTTAAACCAGGCTGGAAGTCCTAAATGCGGTCTTGTATCATTTATGTTTTTATCGGCATCTTTGGATTTTTGATCGTTATAGTGTAGAAAAACTTGAGCACAGTTATCTCCTTGAAACTCTTCTCTCCAATGTTCTAGCTCCATACCTCTGTAAACCAACATGTCTCCAGGTTTTAAATTAACTATTATGCCTTTGTTATCGCTACTAGTTGTGTATTTTTTACCATCAGGTATACCAACATTTTTATTTGGCTCTAAATGTATTGGCCATGGATCACCACCTAGATTTAATGTTGTAGATATTTCACAACTAAATCTATCTTTATGTCTTTTTAAAATATCACCAGGTTTGTATATTCTTGCATACGAATATGTTGGATATAATTTTAATCCTGTTTTCTTTTCCATAATAGGTAGAGTTCTCATAAGCAAAGTTTCCATAGCTATATCTGCATAGTGAGAATATGTATTTGGAACTTGTTGATCATTCCATACACCAAACTCTTCTGTAAATTGAGAGATGTATCTTTGATCATATAAAGTTCTTGCAACTTGTCTCTTAAGTAAAAAGTAATTGTAAACAAATGTAGCTATATCTTTTGGTACAGCTTCTTTAATGACACAATATTTATTTTTTTTGAAGCTCATTTTTTTGACTCCTTTCTTTTGATATTGCTGTCTCAACAACTTTAATATTCCAATGTATAAATCTAAATGGTTCTAAACCTGGATCTACCGCATATTCATGTGGAACATAACCTGGAAAGATAATCATTGTTCCTGGTGTTGGTTTATAGTGAACTTGACTTGTACCCATAGATACTTGCATTTCATTTTTTAATGGTAGCTTTGTCATTATAGCACCAGGTCTTGGATCATGAAATATTGGATAAGATGTTTTTTCACTACACTTTAAAAAATAGAAACCTGATATATGTTGATTCCAATGCGCGTGAGTTGAGTGGTGTCCTCCACCTTTTTCACTAAATTCTTGCACCCAAAATTCTGTAAAGTGTAAACTATGGTTTTGTAAATTAAATCCTGACCAATCTAAAAATTCATAAGATCGCTGGCCTATGAATTGCACTAAATCTTTTAATTTAGGATCATTAGACATGCTTTCACTATGTCTAGATAAACCAAACGTACCTATATCTTTTTTCCATTTAGGTTCGTTTTTTAATTTATCTTTAAGAAGTTTATCAGCCCTCTTAATATATTTATCTGTTACTTTAATTGCGTTTTTAAGAAACATTGGTGCTTCTGCAATCCAAACTGGTGTTTGAAAATAAAATGCAGATTTAAAATCAACATGTCCGTTTGGTTTTTTTGGTGTGCTACTCCCACCTTGTTTTACATTATTCATATTATTTAAATGGATAACCTAGATTCCATATTACTAGACTATGCCTTACTCCTTTTGTTACGGGTTTAACTCTATGCCATACAAAGCTAGGAAATACAACCAAAGATCCTTTTGGTAAGATTTCTGTACACGT